AAATATCTGTTGGCACATGCCTCAAGTGATAGCGGTTCTTTCTGGCCACGCTGCAAGACACACTCTGCCAGCATCGTGTCGAAGACAGGACCGTCATACTTGAAGCCTGACTCCCAAAGCCACAGCAAGTCGTATGCTGCGTTGTGTGCGATCAGGATAGTAGTCTGATCCAGATAGCCTTGCACCAAGTCAAAGGACTCCTGATCGGGAGACGAACACTCTGCATGATCGAAAGATACAATTGTTTCGTCACCCTGATCGGTGAGCATACCCACCATGACCAGTGAGTTCTCCGGCTCAAATGGGTCAAGGTGCATCTTGCCGTCACGCTTGGTGACTGTGTTTTCTACGTCAAGTGTTAGTTTCATACCGTGTACCTCGCTGTCTGATATTCTAGTTCGCAGTGTACCACACCGTGCCAGCCTGACAACTTATTTTTTACAACATTCAGATGACGCTGTGTATCCTCTTCGTCCTGACCCTCCGCAACAGGGTTCTTGGCAATCAGCACCATGAGGTCAGCTTCCGCTGCCTTACCGGTACGACTACCCTCCATCATGCTTTGGTTCAGCAAGACCTTGCCCTCTGCATCAGCGGAAAGCTGGGACATGTAGAACACGGCACACTCATGCTGCTTGGCAATCATACGTGCATGAACTGCGTTGGCCTTCAACGCCTCGTCGGTACGAGCAAAGCCGCCGGTCTTGGCGAACTTGTCACCCATATCGAGCAGGACGATATCTGGCTTGTATGATTTGCAGATACTCTCCACCCACGCCATATCACGACCAGTGGCATCCTTGATCTTGATGCGTTCCTTCACTGGTGCGTATAGGTCACGTGCCTTGGCTGGGTTCTCCTTGATCTGCTTCATAGTCATGCCAGTGGCGGCTGTCAGGTATCTTGCACCCACACGGTGATAGCCTTCCTCGTTACACAAGATAATGCAGTTGGCACCCTGATGGGCAAAGCCGCCGGGGCTGGCAATCAAGCTGGCGTGGAACGATGTCTTGCCGGTGTTGGGCCGTGCGCCAATCTCAATCAGATGCCCCGCATTCACGCCCTCAACCTTACGTGTGAGGCTAGGGATGTTGAACGTCCACCGTGCCTCAAGATCGTTACGGGCAAGCAATGTCTCAATGTCGATGTCATCCCACTCTACACTGAGATTGGGTGTGAAGTCATCTCCATACTGCTCAAGCAGCTTACGCAAAGGCTCAAGAGTGGACTGGTCACCTGTCACATAGTCTACACCAAGATTGGCAATGTCCTCACCCACAACCTGCTGAAACAGCTTCGACAGCACTTCCTGTGCCACGTCACCGCCCATCGGTATTTCTTTCTTGATCTTGTAGAACAGGGAAGAGAAAGCCTCTTTCCTAGCGGGTGTCATTGTAGGATTGTCTGATGTGAACAACGCCTCCACCTCATCGGGTGTGAGGGTGCGTTCATAACGATCCATGGCTGTATCAATAGTCTGCTTGATCTCCCGCACGTCCTTGCTGAACAGGCGATTAGGACATTTAGCCCCACGATGGTCATCGTAGAACTCCTTATTCATTAGGCTTCTAATCAGTGATAATTCCATATAGCTTCTCCATATCTTCGGGGTTACGATACTTCAAGTCTTCATTTAATTTGAGTATCTTTACGTTGTCAACATAGCCACGTAGTTCCTTGGCCATGATAAAACTTTTCTTTAGCGCATCGGGGTCTAACGCTACAACTGCCGTCGAGAACTGTGTGAGAAATCCTTTATGCGATTCTTGCAAAGACGTTCCAAGAAGCGCAACCCCGACAAAGGATGTAGAACCGAAACCAATAACGGCAGCACTCACACAGTCCTCAACAACGATTGCTACACTACCAGAACCAATAGCGTATGGCAAGCCACTTTTTCCATATTTTGTCCATTTGGGCAATCTTTTTGTCAGTGACCTGCCGGTGGCATCAACGATAGCACCGCCGTGTCGTACAGGAAACACCACTCTGTCGTCCTTGACATCGTAGTATAATCCTAGTTCGTCAGGGTCAATGTCCCATCTAGCACACCAACGACGAAGATACAGGTTGTCAGTTCGGGGTATCACGTGTCTGGGCATCTCAAACGTATCTTCCACAGTTTTAGGAACACTGAGGAAGCCAGCACGTATGTCATCCGCAGTCAGATGCACCCTCTCACTACCCTTAACGCCACAGGTAAGCCGAAAGCAATTCCACAGCAGGGAACCCATGTTGTTGGTCACGGTAAAGGTACGTTCCCCACAGTTAGGACACTCCAGTCTCTTTGTAACTCCATTGGGTATGTTTAGATCACTAACGTATTTAAACATATTAGTGTTATTATATCTATACATGTTATACACCTTCCTTTGCGGCACTTGTACTGCTTGTAACATGCATTTTTCTCTCCGTCAAGGCATGATTTGCACTTTTCAAAGTATTTTTCATGTACGGCTTCACCGAAGCAGGGTTAGCATGTCCTGTAACCGACATTATTTGTGCCATACCGACACCGGCCTCGACCATTTCAGTTGTACCAGTACGCCGCAGGTCAGACAGTCGCAATTCACTTGACATACCCGCATCTTCCATGACCTTACGTGCATGTAACGGTAGTTTTTGCAGTGAATAGGGTCTGTACTCACCCTTGATGGGGTATGGACGGGGTGCCACGTACTTCTGAAAGCCAAAGTCTTCGTGTTGTTGCGTCAACATGTCACATAGATCATCTGAAATGGGCAGGTGTACGTCTGCTTTACGCTTAGATTGCTCCAGTGTCAGCGTCTTGGCATCGAAGTCAATTGCATCCCATGTGAGTAGACGCATGTCACCTAGCCGCTGGCACCACTCGTATGCCATCTGTGCAATCAAACCGATGTTACGGGTGCTAAAATCGCCGTAGGCAGTGTCTAAGAACTTTTGTACATCCTCCCTACCCCAAACAGTCTTACGCCTCTCAGCGGTCCTCCTACGCACGTTAGCGAAAGGATTGAGTGTACACAGTTCCATACGCAGCCCGTGATTAAATACGATGCTGGCAGACGACATGATGTGATTAGCCATGTGAATACCTTTCTCGCACCATTCGTTGTACGCAACCTTTGCGACACGTGTCTTCATTGTCGTGTAGTCGAGAGTGGACAGAGCCTGTCCGTCCACCTCAGTGTTGAGCATTACGTTGATGAAGTATTCATACTGCTTCTTAGTTTCATCACGTAAGTTCCTGTAATCATAGGACTTGTAGTAGTCGTCTACCAAGTCTGTTAGTCTCTGTGTCCGTAACATTCTACATCATCTCCCATAGCATGGCGACATCCATTGGGGTCTATGTCGCAGTTAGGCCAACTGTAACAACCTAGATGGTCATCAATAGGCTCTTGTCCCAATACCCGTTCTTGAAACCAGAAACGTAGGCTGTCCAAAGGTCTTCGGAATGTGCGACAATAGACGTACTCCCAAAAGCCCCACTTGGTTTCCCAATCACCTTTGAATAGGCCACGATGTTCTGCGTGGGGTGGTCTGTCCCATTCAAGGATGGTCAAGCAGTCGTCTATAAAGTGCTGTATTCCCCACACAAACTGTACAATCTTCCAGCGGAAACCCTCACAATCATATCGGTACTCTGCTGTTTCAGCAAACCACATCCAAAAATTTGGAATCCATTGTGCCGGTGAGTACCAGCGATTATTTTCATCCCAGCGACACCAGAATATGTGATGCAACTTGTAGTGTTGCATCTCCTGTTCCAGCCACTCCTCATACTCAGGGTGATTTTTCATTTCTCTTCCAGAGAACCACTTGTTCGTTTTGTAGCACCACATACCTATACCTTCCTCCGTTTTCATACGGCCACCAGTTGCTTGAACTGCGGCGTATCGACCCACTGTGCGACCTCAAGTTCACGCATGAACATCGACTTGTCCTGTGTGTCGTTGCCAGTGTTGCGTTGCTTGAAGCCATTACGTTCATCCGCATAAGTTGCATAATTAGTGAACGCAGAATACAGCGACCACAGGTTGCGGCCACGTGTGCTGACTTCTTGGTTGTACAAGCTGAACATCTTCTCTGCCTTGCGGTCAGACTGCATGATCTTCTCAAGCATAGCCTTGACATCGACAGTGACTAGGCTGGTGTTAGCCCACCGCTGCATCTGTTCTGTCTGTGCAGTGAAGTCTTGCTGTGACTTCTCCAGTTCAGTGATGAACGTGTCGAGGCTGAAGTTGCTGGTGTTCTTACGCATCACCTTGTCATGCCGCCCACGTATCTGCCCATTGAGACAGAAGAAGTCGATGGCACCGAAGATGGTGACGTTGGAACACGTACCGTTTACACCGTGCAGGGCAATGATACGCTGGGCTACCGTAGTCTCATGCTTGTCGGTGACAATCTTGGCATTCACGTTGGGCAGACGCATGTCCATCATGGCCCAGCCATTCTGGTGTGCATCCCGCCAGCTAATCTCTGCACCCTGCATATCATGTGCAGACAGCTTTTCAGTGGTGGTGTCGATGACATCACGAAAGAAGTCGCCGTGTGACGCACAAGTGAAGCCTTTGCCAACAATACCAATGTATTCGTCGGTGCTGGCGTTGATGACATACTTCTTGTCCTCCACCTTGGTGGGTTCAAAGCGTACATCGAAGTCGAGATTTTCAGGGATATATTCTAGTGGCATGGTAGTTCTCCTTTGTGTTCGTTAACTGATGGTGTGTTATATCACTAGCAAATCATAAAGTCAAGGCAGCTAGGATAAAAAAGATAAATAGTCCTATCATAATGTCCATATGTTCTCCTCATTCCCACCGATAAAATATGTGTTCACCTATTTGTACAACAGGTGTCTTAGTCTCTGCCCACTCAGGCAGAACATAGGTTGCGTGGTAGTGT